TGATTTAGGGAGGTGATTATTTGGGATTATTCAGTAAGATAAAAAATGCTTTTAGTAATAAAAGCCCAACTAAGACAGGAATAAAACTAATAACTCAAAGAGGCAATGGTTTTTATGCTTGGAATGGCGAATTATTTGAGTCTGACATTATACGGTCCTGCATAAGGCCAAAAGCTAAAGCGGTAGGTAAATTAAATGCTAAGCATATAAGAAAAACTAATGATGGTCTAAAAGAAAACCCAGATGTTTATATGAGGTTTCTGCTTGAAGAACCAAACCCTTATATGACAGGTCAATTACTGCAGGAAAAAGTTACTAATCAATTGCAACTCAATAACAACGCTTTTATTTTAATTGTTAGAGATGATTTTGGTTATCCAGTTGAATTATATCCGGTTCCAGCGACTGGGGTAGAAGTTCTTTATGAGCAAGACGAGATGATGCTCAGGTTTACTCTTAAGAATGCTAAATTCCTGACAGTTCCTTATAAAGATGTTATTCATTTGAGGCAAGATTTTAATGAAAATGATATTTTTGGAGCGCCGCCTAAACATGCCATTGAGCAATTAATGGAAGTAGCAAACACAACTGATCAGGGAATTATCAAAGCAATTAAAAACGGAGCAATTATAAGATGGCTGCTTAAATTTAAATCTAAAATTAGGCCAGAAGATAAAGAAACAGAGCTCAAAAGTTTTGTTGATAATTATTTGTCAATTGAAAACGAAATAGGCGCTGCGGCAACAGACCCTTCCTATGATGCTGAACAGGTAGAACCAAACGATTATGTTCCTAATGCAGCGCAAATGGATAGAACAACCGTCAGAGTGTATAACTTTTTCGGGACTAATGAAAAGATTATTCAGTCAAAATATAACGAAGATGAATGGAATGCTTATTATGAAGCAGAAGTTGAACCTCTTGCTAAGCAAATGAGTCAAGAATTTACAAGGAAGTTGTTTAGCAGAAAAGAAAGAGGTTTTGGTAACAAAATTATCTTTGGAGCAAGCAGTTTACAGTATGCTTCAATGAAAACAAAGCTTAATCTACTGAATATGGTTGATAGAGGTGCCTTAACTCCTAATGAGTGGCGTGAAATTATGAATCTCGGCCCAATTGAAGGCGGAGATAAAGCAATCAGAAGGTTAGATACAGCAGAAGTTGAGGGAGGTGAATTTGTAGAAGATGAAGATACCGATTAAAGGAATAATTGTAGCAAATGATGAGAAATGGATTTATGAATTGTTTGGCTATGAAGTCACAACTCCCAAAGATGTAGATCAGCTGCTTAATGAAGTTGATAATGAAGATTTAGAAGTTTTAATTAATAGCCCTGGGGGTGATGTTTATTCAGGGTCTGAAATCTACACAATTTTAAAAGATCATGCAAATAATGTAGATGTAAAAATTGTCGGTGTAGCAGCAAGTGCAGCAAGTGTTGTTGCAATGGCCGGTGATAGTGTAAAAATATCTCCTACAGCTCAAATAATGATACATAATGTATCGAGTGGAGCTCAAGGTGATTACAGAGAGATGGAGCACCAGGCAGAAGTTTTAAAAAACTACAACAAGTCAATTGCTAATGCTTATCGGCTCAAAACAAATCTTTCAGAAGAAGAATTGCTTGATTTGATGAATAGCGAAAAATGGTTAAATGCTCAGGAGGCTAAATCAAAAGGATTTGTTGACGAGATAATGTTTGACGAAGGAAATAAATTAGCTGCTAGTTTTAATACTAACGATGAAGTTATGTTACCACCTAAAGTAGTGAATAAGCTGAGAGATTTACTCAAAGATAAAGACTTAGAAGAAGAAACCGAAGAACAGGCTGATAATAAAGACAAAAGCATTTATAAAGCTAAATTAAATTTATTAAAACTCAAAAGGAGTGGTGTTTAATGTTAACTAAAGAAGTTTATATTGAAAAAAGAAATAATCTTTTGGTGGAAGCAGAAGAAATGTTAAACAATGATGATGTTGAAGGTTATGAAGCAAAAGAAAAAGAAATAAAAGCACTTGATGAAAAATTCGAGAAAGTAGCAAAAGCTCAGGCTAATATAAGTGCTTTAAAAGACAAATCTCCAGTAAAAAGCAATTTCATCAATGACAAAAAAATTGATGAAAATAAAAACACTGGCGAAGAAAATATATTTAATACTGTTGAATATCGAAAAGCATTTATGAATTATGTTCAAACAGGGGAATCAATTCCTAGTAAATTCCAATCTGAAATTCAAAAAATGACTAACGCAGACGAATTTACTCATACCACTGATGCAGATGCTGTAATTCCTTCTACAATTCTTGAAGAAATGATTGAAGAAATGGAAGAATACGGGCAAATATTTGAGCTTGTAAGAAAAACTAATATCCGTGGAGGTATGGAAGTTCCAATTTCTTCTTTAAAACCAGTTGCAAGTTGGATAGGAGAAGATACTCCCTCTGATAGGCAAAAAGTCAGCGCTGATGATAAAGTTTCATTCAATTATTATGGCCTTGAATGTAGAGTTTCAATTGGTATAGTGGCTAGCGCTGTAACTCTTGACATGTTTGAAAATAGATTTGCCGAAGCAATTGGAGAAGCTATGATTAAAGCCGTAGAAAAATCTATTATTGCTGGAGATGGATCTGGTAAACCACTTGGCATCACTAAAGATAGTAGAGTTCCTGCAGAAAATATTATTGAACTTTCATCTACCGACTTTGCTGAATGGGAAGGTTGGAAGAAGAAAGTGTTTGCTAAAATTCCTCTTGCTTACCGTGCTGGTGGAGCATTTATTATGGCCTCCGGCACATTTGAAGGTTATATTGATGGCATGACTGATGCTAATGGACAGCCTATAGGGAGAACTAATTATGGAATAGTAAACGGTCCTCAAGAAAGATTCGGTGGACGAAATGTTATATTAGTCGAAGACGATGTTGTTGCTCCTTATGAATCAGCATCTAATGGAGATGTTGTTGCGGTCTTCTGCAAACTATCTGATTACTGCGTAAATTCAAACATGCAGATGACTATGTATCGTTGGACAGATCATGATAATAACGAAAAAGTAAACAAAGCATTATTAATTGCTGATGGAAAAATTCTTGATCCTAACGGAGTAATCATTGTCAAGAAAGCTGCATAAATAAAATAAATTAGAAGGCTGGCAAATGCTGGCCTTCTTTTAATTAAGGAGGTTAAATTATATGAATAGATATAAGTATAACTTAGGCCAATTATTAACTACTGATGTAAATTCTTTAGGAGTAGAGAGGGGTTTTGTTGCTCATTATGATTTAGGCCCAGTTGAAGCCCAAGACATTGCAGGCGTTTTAGGAACTACCGCATTAACTGCTGAAACTCAAACAATTACAGAAGGAATCACTGACCCTGATGTTCCCAGAAATATTAAAATTAAAGCTAATGCAGCAAGTGTCGCCGGAGACATTGTAATTAATGGAACTGACATTGACGATAATGCAATCAGCGAAACAATTGCTCTTAACGGCGATACAGAAGTCCAGGGAGACAAAGCTTTTAAAACTGTAACGAGCATCGAACTTCCTGTTGAGACTAACGCAGGGGCTGACGAAATTCAAGTAGGGGTCGCAAATAAATTGGGGCTGCCCTATAAACTTGAAAGAGACACAGTTCTAAAAGCTTATAGAAACGATGTACTAGAATCAGCCCACCCAACTGTTGCTGTCGATTCTGCAAATATTGAAAACAATACAGTGCTATTAGATAGCGCAATGAACGGCACTAATGTAAATGTGTATCTAATAGTATAAGGGGGCGATTAAATGGCTCTCTTAGGTGATGTAAAAAAAGCGTTAAGAATTAGCGAAACGAATACAGCATATGATAGCGAGGTAACTGGATTAATCGAATCCTGCAAACTAGATCTAAATTCTGCAGGTGTGAAAGTTATCGATGAAACAGATGCTCTGACCAAGCACGCGATTATACTTTATTCAAAAGGTCATTTTGGCTATGACAATGATGAAGCAGAAAGGTTTTTAGAAGTTTACGAAAATCTCAAAAACAAAATGTCAATGCTATCAGAGTATAATACGGCGGTGGAATAAATGAGATATAACAAAACAATCTATCTTATTTCAACCACTATCACCCAGGATGAATGGGGCAATGAAATTGAAGAACGGACCGAGCGAAAAGTTTTTGCAAATGAGAATTCAATCGGGTCGTCAGAATATTATAATGCAGCTAGTCAAGGATTAAGGCCGGAAGCTAAATT